AAAGTCCGCTACCAACGTCAAACCGCGGAACAGTGGGCTTTAGCACACAAGTACCGGAGGACGGTGGCGAGATGAGAAACGGCATGTTCGTTCCGGCGACACAGTGCAAAAGCCATCCAAACGTCAAAAGCGATGGGAAGGCACGCGTCGATACCGGCAAGCCGACCCTCACGCAGCAGGGAATCGACGTGGACGAGTTCATCCGCAAAAATCACGCGCTCATCGAAAGACTCAGGAAAGGAACACGTTGAAACACGAATACACGTTCGAAGAATTAGCCGAACTGAGAAAAATCTACAACGAGTCAGGAGAGGGTGGACTCGAACCCGACGAAATGCGGGCGTTGCGCAAGGCCGGACTCCTCACGCAAGGCCTGCCGGAGAAACCGTCGAAACGAGACTGCATCCTCGCGCACTGCAAAAAACGCATCGACCAAGGCCAACCGTTCGACGGCAAGGAAACAGCCGAAGCGCTCGGCATGAGCCAGAAAACAGTCGGCAACATCATCAGTCAACTCCGCAAGGAGGGACTGCTGCCGGCCTTCGACAAGCATTCGCCACGCAAAACCACCACAAGCGGAAAGAAGAAGGAGACCATCATGACCGTCGCATCGAAACCAGTCGCCAACAAGGAGGAACCAATGAGCCAGGGAATCACCGCCAACGCGGTGACGGCACCGGAAAAAGAGCGCGAGCATACACGCGCCGCCATCACGGACGCGCTGGTCTACATCTACGACGCCATCAGCGCTCTGCAGAAAACCGCGTTCCAGGCCAACGACAAAGTGGTCTACGGATTCGCCACGAAACTCCTCAACGGCGAACTCATGGACTTGAAGGCCAACTACAGCAAGGACGTGGCGAAATGAGACTCAAGTTCGATAGCAAGGATGGCGTTTTCACCATCAAAGCCGAAAACGAAGAGGAAAAAACCGCACTCAAAACGTCGTCGGTCGCCATCTGCAATCTCATCATCGATTTTTTTAACGGTGAAGTCCAGGAAATGAAGGTGGCGAAGGAATGAAGCGTATCCCACTCAAGGACACGGAACGCTACACGATTGAACGGTTCCGGCAGTGCAAGAAGACGGAACGTCATCTCGCGTGGCTGAAGAGCCGTAAGGCGGGTGTCGGCGGGTCTGACATGAGCACGATCCTCGGCCTTAACGCTTTCAAAACGCCTTACGATTTGTGGCTTGAGAAGACCGGTCGCGTGGAACCGGAGGACATCTCCGACAAGTGGGCGATCGTCAAGGGCAATGCCTTGGAAAACGAGCTCAGGAAGCGTTTCCGCGCCAATCATCCGGAAATGCTGGTCACGGACGGCACCGACAAGCAGTTCATCGCCCGCGAGAGGCCATACCTGCGCGCTTCCCTTGACGGCATCCTGCAAGGGGAGGACGGAAGCTTTGGAATCCTCGAAATCAAAACGGCGAGCAGCCGTCGAGCGGGGGACTGGCATGACGAGGACGGCAACCTCCGAATCCCGCCATACTATCTCGCTCAAGTCGAATTCTACGCGCTTGTAACGGGATGGACGTGGGGCTACGTGTACGTGGCCATCGGAGACGACGAGCCGGTGGAGATACCGTTCGAAGCCGACGTGGAGGATATGGGCGCGATAGACAAGGCCGCAGCCGACTTCTGGCGTTTCGTCACTTCGGGCACTCCACCGCAGTTGACCGGAGTGGACGTGCAGAAGGCGTTCCCGGAACCCACGCCGGACATCGTGGACGAAAGCGCCGACGATGACCTCTACGACCTGCTCGCAAGATACGAGAGCACGTCCAACCGCGCGAAGGACCTGAAAAACGAGCAGAAGGAATTGCAGGAGCAGATCATCCTGCGCATCGGCTCGCATACGGGCGTGCGCTGCGGCAACCTCCAAGCCACCTACAAGCCGACGACCCGCAAGGAATACGTCGTCAAAGCCACCACATACCGCAAATTCGCATTCAAAGCCACCGAAGAAAAGGAGCAATAAATCATGGGACAGATCGCACAGCAGGCGCAAGGCCGGCAGATGGTCGAAATGACGCCGAAGAAGAACCTCCAGATGCTGATGCGGAAAAGCTGGCCGCGCATCGCCAGCGTCGTCGGCAACAACATCAGCCCCGACCGCCTCTACCAGATGTGCGTGTCCGCGATCAACAAGACACCGAAACTTGCGGAATGCTCGCCGCGAAGCGTGCTCTCATGCTTCATGACCTGCTCAGCGCTCGGCCTTGAACCGTCCAACGTTGACGGACTGGGACGAGCCTACGTGCTTCCCTTCTACAACAAGAAATCCGGCGGAATGGAAGCCACGTTCATCATGGGCTACCGTGGCATGATCGACTTGGCGCGACGCAGCGGCCAGCTCGTGGACATCAGCGCCCGCGCCGTACACCAGGGAGACGAATTCTCATACTCGTATGGCCTCAACGAGGAGCTGCACCACGTGCCATGCGCCAACCCCGGCGAACTGACCCACGTGTACATGGTCGCGCATTTCAAGGATGGCGGACACTACTTCCTCGTCCTTAACCGTCAGGAGATCGAGCAGGCGAGGGCACGCAGCAAGAGCGGCAATTTCGGCCCGTGGAAGACCGATTACGAGGCCATGGCGAAGAAGACCGCCATCCGTCGTGCCGCCCCGTACCTGCCTTTGACCGTGCAGGCTCAGACCGCCGTCGCCGCCGATGACATCACGCCTGACTACGGCGACGTGTTCCAACCGGTGCTCGATGACGATAGCGCCGACGAAGCCGATGACGTGACCGCCGAGGTCATGGAAGCGGACATGCCGGAGGATCCAGAAGCCGACGCGAAGGAGGCCGAGTGATGGCCGGAGAAACCGTTATCACGATCGTCGGCAACCTGACCGCCGATCCGGAATTGCGCACGACGTCCGCTGGCGCGCAGGTCGCGTCGTTCACGATCGCCAGCACGCCGCGTTCCTGGAACCGTAATACGAACCAGTTCGAGGACGGTCAGGCTTTGTTCATGCGCTGCTCCGCTTGGCGTGACCTCGCCACTCATTGCGCGCAGAGCCTTGCGAAGGGCATGCGTGTGATCGCGCAGGGTCGTTTGCAGCAGCGTTCCTATCAGGCGCAGGACGGTTCCAACCGCACGGTCATCGAGTTGCAGGTGGATGAAATCGGCCCATCGCTCAAGTATGCGATGGCGCAGGTGCAGAAGATGCAGTCAGGCGGATACCAGGGCGGCAACGCCAACGGCGGTTTCGGCGGGAATGGCTATCAGCAGCCGCAGCAGGCACAGCGGCAGTCGCAGGCTCCGGCCGATGATCCGTGGGGCGCGCCAGCCGGAGAGCCTGACTTCTGATGCGCGAATGGATTGAACCGCCGGACGTGGAAACCACATGTCCCAGGCATGGGTGCGCGCTGTATCCGGCGCGCCCCATCCCATGCCCCGAATGCGAAATCGAAACCGAAGAACAGGAGGCCGACCATGCGGCATGACATTGACCTCGCCATCAGCAAGCCACTGTGGTGGACGCAGAACAGGAGAAGCCGAAGCTGGGCGGTGCCATACAGGAGGAAGAAACTGGTCAAGACGATGAGCCTGCTCACCTTCCGCGATCTCATCAACGGCGGCAAGCTCCAAAAGCCTGAGCATTGGCCGGTGCATGTGACCGCCATCATCCACCCACTGACCCATGGACGCTTCGACCCGGAGAACGCGGCGCCAATGGTCAAGGCGATACTCGACGGCATCACCCAGTCAGGCTACTGGCCCGACGACAACGCCGACTACGTGCTAGGCCCCGACTACCGGCTAGGCGATCCAAGCGTCGAAAAAGGCGTCTACCACATCACCATCCGAATCGAAGAGGAAGAACACTAACCATGGCTACGAACGTGACCGAAAAAGACAAGACGCTCAACGAGATCATCGACTGGGCGAAAAGTCGCTGTCATGAAGCCGGACTTTCCAGATTCGATGTCCGCAGAAAGAGCGACCGAGACTTCTATGACGGCCAAGTTAACGCATTCCATGAAATGCTAGAGCTTTGCCGTTCCATGCTCGGCTATTCCGGCTCCATGCCGTCCGAGGTGCCTAATCAAAGCGAGGCCGCGAAATGAGCAGGGCTGATACCACCGCCATGCTGTCCAAGCTGGTGGAGAAGAGATTGAGGAATCAGACCGCTTTTTGGGCGAGCGAGGTCAACTTCGACCGGAACACGCCTGACGATCGGCGAGTGGATTACGTGGGCTTCACCCCGTGGAATATCAACGGCGAGCCGGTGCCCGCAAGCGTGGAGAAAGGCTGCTTCGGGTTCTACGAAGTGAAGTCATGCATGGCTGATTTCACGAGCGGCAACGGCCTGACGTTCTACGGCGACCAGAATTACCTGGTCTGCACGAAGGAGCTGTGCGACGAGATCGTATGGCAGAAGATGGTGCCCGAGCGCGTGAACGCGATCCTTACCCCCGATTCGACCGGCTCGAAACTGATTCTCGGCCACGTGCAGTCATACAACGACATGTCATACAGGCGGCGTCCGGCAAGCGAAATCCTCTGGGCAATGGTCAAAGCTAACGGAAAGAGGACGAATTGAGTATCGCAGATGAGGAAGCTGAGAAGGCGTATCCGACCCGCTACTGGAATGGAACGCATGTCAAGGAACAGTTTTCCTGCGATACGGACGATTTGCAGGAAGCGTACCTGCGCGGCCGCAACGCACCACCAACCGACGCCGAGGTCGAAGCAGTGGCAAAAAAACTGTTGTGGTGGGACACGGCACCAGCCTGGAAAGCCGTCATGCCCAGTGAGGACTGCTTCTGGACTCTGGCCGAGCCGGAGATGCGAGCCAATTATCTCAGGGACGCTCGGGAAATGCTCGAAATCGCACGGAAGGCGGTAAGCGAATGAGCAAGACGATCCGATACGTGGAATGCGCCCACTGCGGAGAGGTTGTCGGCATCTACTACGTCACCTGCCCGTACTGCGGATACAAGCTGGCCGCGCGCAAGCCGACAACTGGCATGGATCCGCTGTATGGCATGACCGACAGCGAATTCTACAAGCGATTCGGGAGCATGTGATGGAAGATGTTGGAATTCTTCCTTGGCCACCACCAAGCTTGGCGGAACTCGAAAAAGCTTTGGATTCGATGGGCCACGACGGAATCACAAGAGGAGAAGACCGAAAATGTCAGTGAGCAAGAGAATAAGGTTCGAGGTACTACGTCGAGACGGCTACAAATGCCACTACTGCCATAGTCGGGAAGAAAAACTCACCATCGACCACGTGATACCGCAAGCGCTCGGCGGCAGCGACAAGCCCGACAACCTAGTGGCCTGCTGCCAAGCCTGCAACATCGGCAAAACATCCATCAACCCGGATGAACCGCTCGTGGCACAAGTCGAGAAATGGGCTGAGACATTCCACTATTATCTCAAAGCCGCCCAAGACGGCATCAAAACCGACATTGAAGAGGAAAACGAATACGTCCGCAGCATATTCGACCTCTGGGAGCAGATCATCGACTTGGGGGACGGCTATCGGTATCCACTGCCGGACACGTGGGCCAAGACCGCTCGATACTGGCATGGCATCGGTGTTGACGTGGACATAATCGAACATGCTTTCCGACTCTCGCGGGAACGTTGCGAATTAGGCAAACTCCGCATCGGCAACGCATACAATTACGCGGCCGGAATCGTGGGCAACCTCATGCGTGACGCGATGGACAGCGCACGCGCATGGACGCAAGACGCGATAAGACAAAAGGGCGGCGGCAATGCGGATTAGAACGACCAGACCGGAATACTACACAAGCCCAACCGTTGGTGAAATGTCATGGGATGCGCGACTCGTGTTCCACGATCTGTGGAGCTATGTCGAGGACAATGGCGTGAACTACGACAGCGCACGCCTGTTCAAAAGCGCGTGTATGCCCTATGACGGCGATCACGTCATCGACCGTATCGAAGCCGCGTTCGACGAATTGGAGAAACTGGGGTGCGTCATCCGCTACGAGCGTGACGGGCGCCGGCTGCTGTTTGTCCCGGGATTTCGGGAATGGCAGAAGGTGCCGCATCCGGGCGTCTGTCACTTCATACCTCCGGAGGGCTACGACCACATGGGATTCACGACTAGTCGTGAAAGTCTCACGACTAGTAATGAGAGTCTCACGACTAGTCGTGCCTTTAGTAGGAGTAGTAGTAGGAGTAGGAGTAGTAGTGGAAAGAAAGAAGAAGAAAATAAATTTTCTTCTTCAAAAGAAAACGAAGAAGAATCATCCACCACCATCACCGCCGACGATTACGTGGCAAGCGCCGCCAAGCAGGGAGCCGACCAACAGATTCACAGCGAATATCTGAACCTCGACCTAGTGGATTCGTGGGTGGCTTTCATGCAACACCACCACGGCGCTGTCAAACCGTTAAGCGATTGGACGCGCCTGTGGAAAGGCTGGTGCCAACGCCGCGCCAACATGAGCGGCATACCACCCTCGAAACGACACGTGCACACGTGGCAGTGCGAACACGTCCTGCAAGCGCTCGGACGCGACAAGGAAACCGCCACGCCAGACCAACAAGCCTGCCAGATGGCGAAACAACTCAACAAGGAGAAATCATGAAACACGACGAACAAGTAACCATGTGCAGCTTGGAATGGTTGGAACACGAACGCCGCAAAGCATGGCAGGAAGGCTACACGGCCGGATGGAAAGACCAGGAATGCGATTTCCCGCCACACACAAGCGAAAACCCATATCTGGAGGCCACAAAATGAACGTCTACATCGTCACCGCAAACGCCGGAGACAGAAACGACTACAGCGATTTCTGCATTCCACGCATACCTCTGTGGTCGTGGCGAACCATGGCCGAATACTTATTCCACGGATACGCCGAGGAGGTCAGTATCATGGGCGTCTATTCCACGCGCGACCAAGCCGAAAACCGCGTCCGTGAACTCGACCGCGAACACTTCGACAAACTCCAAATCTTCGAATGCGTCTTAGACGCCAATTGCTGGAAATACGTCGGAGGATACGAGGAATGAGCAAGGATACAAAGAACATGCTTGTTTTCAGCATCAGTTTCGCACTGGCCGTCGCAATCCTCATCTTCTGCATCATCTTCGTCAATGGCGGCTTCGATGAGACGCCGGAATTCGAGATGGTCACAGTCAAGACCGGGGACGTCACATGGGCATGCCTGAAAAATCACGGCGAATACATCGGCTGCAACACAGTGGAGGAATACAAGTGAAGAAAATACTCGAAAACATGATCATCAAATGGCATGAGGACGGCATCACCCTGGAAGAAACCGCCAGACTGGTCCCGCAAGTGCCAAAAGCCGAAATCGCCGCACTCATCAAACAGCACGACAAGGAGACCAGACTTTGACCGACTGCCAGCACTGCGGCAAACCCGTCAGCGGCACGCTCTGCGCCAAATGCACCGCCGACTACTGGGCCATGATTTACCAGCTCGGACACATCCAGCTACCGACCCTGCGCAGCATCATGCTCCGTCAGGCGCACATCGGCACCCCGGCACACACGCCGAACAAAGGCACCGCGCCACTGCCCATCGATACCCATGCGCAGGACCTCATCGCAGACAGCGAGGCATGGTTGGCCGAACAGGCAGGCAAAATACGCGCCGCATACGCCGCATACGATTGGCGTAAAGCATGGTATGCCGTCATCAGCAACCGGCACACCATCCTCAACATGAGCACAGCAGCAGACGACTACGCCGCCCTGGAACACATCATCCGACGCAACGAACGAGCATTGACCCCGGAAGACGAGCTCATAATCCTCGGCACCTGCCCAAAATGCGACAGCATGCTCACCGGCACGCCAGAAGCAGAATCGGTCACATGCCAAGGCTGCCACAGGGAATGGGCCGCGCCAGCAATCAAAGCAGCACGAGACGAAAGACTATGGCAAATGCAAATCACCGGCACACCCAGCGATGCGGCCAAGGAGCTGAAACGATACGGCCTGACCGTATCACGCAACCTCATCAGCCAATGGCTCAAACGTGGCAAACTGTCGCACGCCACGCCGACGGAACACAAGCGGCAGTACACGTTCAACCTCGGCGAGTTGGCCGCACTACTTGACTGTCACCGTTGAAATGCTATACTGTCGTACAGTAGTAAAATGGTTCAGCCGGAAACGGTTGGACCATTATTCATATCCAGCTGCATTCGCTATAATCATCTCTGTCCGGCATGGAGCCACTAGCAACCCTTGGAGCCGTCGCACCGAAGGACGTCGACCATGGCGGCGACACCCGTTGTGTCGGTAGCCCATGAATCGGGGGTGGCCAGCTGGGGGACCTTCGCGGGAGACGTACCCCAGACATGCCGGACATCACAGCCATGGAAGGCGGCAAGGCCACATGAGTCTCCGCAGATGCGCCTGGCACAACTGCCCACAACTCGTCAAACAAGGCACACGCTTCTGCGCCATCCACACACACGCATACGAGCGGCAGCGTGGCAGCTCAACAGCAAGAGGATACGACGCAGCACACCGCCACCTCCGCAGGGCATGGGAGGCACGACTGGCCACAGGCGAAACACACACCTGCGCCAAATGCGGACAGCCAGTCACAGCCACAGACCAATGGGACCTCGGCCACACAGACAACAGACAAAGCTGGACAGGGCCAGAACATCGCAGCTGCAACAGGAAAGACGGCCAACACAAAGCAGCCGCAAGCATCGAACACTGGACGCGACACCAAGCCAAGCCACGGCAGCAACCACAGTCGCAGCCAACAGGCAAACCGCAGACACAAACACGACACGACACAACACAAACGAACCAAACACAAGCGGACAAGCCAAACAAGCACACGCAACAAAAACAACAAAGCACACACCAAACAGGAAAAAATACGATCAACCAACCCGCCAACACCCCTAGGGGGGTACCCCGAACGGCAAGGCCAAGACCGCCGGTGAGGGGACTCGCAAGTTCGCGGATAGTTCAAGATTTGACGGACTGGCCGAGTCTGTAATTTTTCCGGTTCGAGGATTGGAGGTCGCATGGCGACGCATGGCGGCGCACGCACACGCTCCGGTCCGATGCCGGATCCTTCCAGCGCACGGTCGGACGCGCGTGGTCTTGGCGCTGATATTCTTCCGCTTTCGGCTCGCGGCTACCGTTACCGTCCGAAGGCTTTTCCGCTGTCCGAGTGGACGATTTGGGACACTTGGAAGGATGATGACGGTTTCCATAAGGAGCGTGACGAGAAGGCTACGGAGGCGTGGAATCGGCGTGAGCGTGAATTGTGGCGTGACCTGTGGCGGTTGCCGCAGGCTATCGCATGGCATATGCCGCGTTATGGATACATGTTCACGACGATTGCCCTGTACGTGAGGCAGTTCGTACTGTGCGAGTCCTCTGAAGCTAAGGCCGCTGACCGTGCCACATTGGCCAGATATGCCGACACCATAGGCCTCACACCACAAGGTTTGAGGCTCAACGGCTGGACGATCGTGGACGACGAATGCGAACCGCCGAAGCCTTCGCGGTCTTCGGCGAAGGTGATTCCGTTCAAAAGCGCCAAGACGCGTTATCTGGAGGAGCATGGTGATTAACGAGTCGCGGATGCGGACGATGCGTCAATACAATCTTCCGCTGCTGCAAAAGGTGCGGACGGTTGGCAGATACGGCATGCCAATGCTTGCAAAACAGGACGTCACCCCCCCCCGACACGTTGATGGGCTTCAATTACGTGACCGGCAAAAAGACAGTCAAGCATTGCGGAATCCATTTCTTCATCGATGACTATCAGTTTCAGAGGGTCTGGAACCAGCCGGACAGATACATCGCACCGCTCAAACGCTTCCAGTGTGTGCTGACACCTGATTTCAGCACGTACATGGACATGCCGGAAGCGATGAAGATCTATAACGTCTTCCGAAGCCGTCTGATCGGAGCATACTGGCAGGCCTGCGGGCTGAAAGTCATCCCAACACTTCAATGGGCGGGCCCAGAGTCATTCCAGTACTGCTTTTCAGGCATTCCAAACAACTCCACAGTCGCGGTAAGCACGGTCGGAGCGAATAACAATCCGACGGCAGAACTTTATTGGCGACTCGGCATGCGATATGCGCTCGACAGGCTCGTACCGGAAAAGATTCTCCTCTACGGAGATGCCATTCCGTTTTTCGACTTCGGTGGCATCGAAGTTATCGCATACAAAAACAGCAATACGGAAAGGATGAAAAAATGGGCGGAAGAGGATCGAGCTCGGGCGCAGGCCGTGGCGGACATGGCGGCGGAGGGGGAGGCTCTGCCACTGACCTCTCATCCGTAAGCGATTCTGATCTCACCAATATGATGCGCGATGCGGGAAAACGCATGGATGCCGCATCGCGCATCATGCAGAGAACCGCGCACGGAGCCACGCAGTACAACCAGCGCATGCCGGAAAGTGTGTTCCCGGAGGCGACCAAGGCGAACTACGACAAATACCAAGAGGCTTCCAAGGCATTCCGCACCGCCAGAGCACAGCGCGACAGAATCTCCGACGAACAGACACGCCGCCAACCAACGCAACAAACGGAACACGGCAAAACGTTCGTGAACTCCTTCGGCGAGGCGACGAAGAGGGAAATCACCAACCAGACATACACGAGGGCGCAGAAACGCATATCGCGGGCGGTCTTGAGAAACATGGGACACTGACCGATTCGAGGTGATGGCTGATGCCAGGGACGCCGGAGATGCCGAAGTCGCTTGGTTTTCTGTTCGCTGACTGGATTGCTTGGCATTGCGTGGTCCCCAACGGCTTCGACCTGGGCAAGCCGTTCGAACTGGTCGGCTGGCAGCTGGAGAACGCCATCGACTTCTACCAGGTGAAGCCAAATGCCGTGTATGATCCGTCGCGCCCACGTCAGGCTGCGGCGTTCAAGTGGCGTCGAGGTCAGATCGTCGGCGGGCAGAAGCTAGGCAAGTCTCCGTTCGGCGCTGCGGTGGCCGCGTTCGAAGGTGTCGGCCCATGCGTGTTCTGCGGTTGGGCCAAGGGTGGCGAGACGTTCCGCTGCTCCGACTGGGGTTGCTCATGCGGTTTCGAATACGTGTATTCTCCGGGTGAGCCGATGGGCATGCCGCGTCGTACCGCTTTGATTCAGCTGCTCGCCACTTCGGAAGAGCAGACGGCGAACGTCTACCGTCCTTTGCAGTCGATGGTGCGCAATGGCCACCTGTCCGACCTGATGAAGGTGCGCGAAGGCTTCATCCGCCTTCCGAACGGCGGACGCATCGACCCTGTGACGGCTTCGGCCCATTCCAAGCTGGGCAATCCGGTGAACTTCGTGCTCGGCGACGAATCCGGCATCTGGACTAGGCGCAGCGGCATGTTCGAGGTTGGCGACACGGTGATGCGTGGCGCTATGGCCATGGATGGCCGCATGCTGGAATTGACGAATCCGTGGGACCCGATGGACGCAAGTTTCGGTCAGATGACCTACGAATCCACAGCCACGGACATTATGAAGTTCTTTCCGAAGCACGACCCCTCATTGGATTTCGCGGATCCGAAGGACAGGCGGAAGATTCTCGAATTCGTCTATTCCGGTTCGCCGTGGGTGCCGCTCGATCAGGTCGAAGCGACCGCGACCGAGCTTATGGCCCGTGACCCGGCGCAGGCTCGACGTTTCTACGGTTGTGAGATCGTGCAGGGTTTGGGTTCGTATATGCCTGAGCCGCTTTACGATGGCACGATGGTTGACCGTCAGCCACCCGAGCCGGGGGCTGAGATTTGTCTTGGCTTCGATGGCTCGCAATCCGGTGACTGGACGGCATTGCGTGCGGAGACCGTGGATGGCTGGCGTTGGACGCCGACGTACGGGCCGTCAAATCGCCCGGCGTATTGGAATCCGGTTGAGTGGGAGGGGCGCATACCGCGAAGCGAGGTCGACGCCTGCGTGTCCGAAATGTTCGACAGGTACAAGGTGCAGCGCTTCTACTGCGATCCGCATCCGTGGGAGTCGCAGGTGGACGAGTGGGCATGCCGCTTTGGCGAGGACATCGTGGTGCCTTGGCCGACCAACCGAATAGGGCGCATGTTCGACGCGCTCACCCGCTTCATGGAGGATACCGCCGACCATTCCACGACGCATTCCAATGATCGCATGGCCAGACTGCACATGATGGCGGCAAGGAAGGTCGCCAAGCCAGGCGACAAGTACGTGCTCGGCAAGCCGAGCGAGAATCAGAAGATCGATATAACCATGGCCGACATCCTCGCGCACGAGGCGGCGTCCGACATGAGGGCGCTCGGCTGGAGCGCAGGCGGCTCACCGGTCATGGTGTACGGCTGGTAAGGAGGCTGTTGTGGAGCTGATACAGGCATCGAGGCTTTCCGACGATGACGCGAAGCTCATCAGGAGCCTCACCTACCGGCTTGCACGACTGCGCAAGCCTCATAGGCAGTGGGATGATTATTATCGCGGACGGCAGGTCATCCAGAGCATCGGCATCGCCGTGCCGGCTGAACTCCGTTCGTTCGTTTTTCCGCTGAATTGGCCGCGCATCGTGGTCGATAGCGTCGTGCAGCGCCAGCAGGTCAAATCCTTCTCCGTGCCGGATGACGACAGGGTGTCAAACGAGCTGCGCGAGCTTTGGGAATACAACAACATGGAATCGCAGCAGGTGCTTTTGCACACGGAGACACGCGTGCAGGGCCATGGCTTCGTATGCGTAGGCGCTAACCCGAAGGACAGACGGCATCCACTGATCACCGTCGAATCATCCAGGAACATGATCGCACGCATCGACCCGCGCACGAGAACCGTCGAATCAGCGCTCCGCGTCTATTTCGACCCTTGGGAGAACGGGACGCCGGACTACGCGACGCTGTACACGCCCGAATACACGCTCTGGCTGGAGAAACAGCACGGCAAGTGGGTCATGACCGTCCGCGACGACCACCACCTCGGCGTCGTCCCTGTTGTGCAGTTCCTCAACCGTCCGCGCGCCGGCGACTTCCTTGGCGAGAGCGAGATGGCCGACGTGGTGCGGCCGACAGACATGGCCGCACGCGCCATCCTCGACCTGCAGATCGCCATGGAAACTCACGCGGTGCCAGGCAAATGGGCGATCGGCGTCACGCACAACGACTTTATCGACGCGAAGACCGGACAGCCGGCATCGGCGATAAAGACCTATTTCAACTCGATGCTCACCTCCAAGAACGCGAACGCGAAATTCGGCCAGTTCACGGCATCTGACCTGTCGAACTTCAAGACGGTCATCGACCTGCTGAGCGAGCAGATGAGCGCCATCACCGGTCTTCCGATGCGTTATTTCGGAATGAACACCGCCAATCCAGCAGCCGAGGGAGCCATCCGCGCCGACGAGCTGAGACTGGTGAAGAACGTCGAGCTGAAGAACGCCGTTGACGGCGATGCGTGGTCGCAGGTCATGGCCGTGGCGCACAAGCTCGCCACCAGCGACGACATTAACGCGAACCTGGTGCGCTGCGACTGGGAGGATCCGAACACGCCTACCTACGCTCAGCGTGCTGATGCGATCACGAAGCTCATGGCGTCCGGCATCCTTTCCCGCGAGGGGGCATGGGACGAGCTTGGCTGGAGCGAGGCCCGCAAGGACAAGGAGCGCGAGTACTTCGCCAAGCAGATCAGCGAATCCTATGGCCAATTCATGAAGGACGTGGACTATGGCGGCGACGATGGCGGGGCAGACGCTTCCACGGGAAGCGACGGCGCAGAACCGTCTGCTGCGCAGCCGAAGCAACCGGCTGGCCGCGACGGTGCTCAGACTGTGGCATAAGCACGCGCAACCAGACTTCGACACCGCCTTCGCGGACATGATGCCTGAACTTTTCCGCGTATTGGACACGGCGCAATACCACACCGCCGCCGACGCGATCGCATCGACGCCGAAAATCATGGAACGCTTCGACGTGAACGCAGCACACCCGGAATACAGGCCGGACCCATGGCAGTGGGTCGGTGTGAACGGCAACGGCATGGATACCGTGGACACGATGTGGACGGCGATCACCATCGGCAAGCGGGCCGTGTCCAACGGCGCTCCGGTGGACGTGGCCATGGACCGCATAGGCGTGACCTTGGTGCTCAGGACGCGCACCATGCTGGCGGACACTCACCGGTCGGCCACAAGCATGACCGCTCGCGGCATCTGCTACCAATCCACCTACGTGCGCGGCCTGACACCGCCGAGCTGCGGAAGATGCGTCATCCTCGCCGGACAGCCATGCGGCAAGACGCCTTTCGAAAGGCATCCGCACTGCGACTGCATCGCCGTCTACACCGGTCCGAAAGCACCGGCAAACGCATGCACCAGTCCGAACGAATACCTCGACAGTCTCTCCGACGACCAGCTCGCCAAAGTCCTTGGCAGCAGGGCCAACGCCCGAGCCTACGCGGACGGAGCCGACCTCAACCAGCTGGTTAACGCCCAACGCGGCATCCGCACCGCCCAGATCGACGGGCGGAACATCAAGTACACGACCGAGGGCACCACGCGCCACGGACTCGCCGCATCACGCATGATCGACTCCGGATACGCCAAGGAATTCGTCAAGAACGGCGGCCGGTACACAAAGGTCGACAGGCCGCGTCTCATGCCCGAGACCATTTACGCACGCTGCGGCGACGATCATGAGAAGGCCTTGGGCATGCTCTACAAGTACGGCTGGATCCTCTAGCCGAAATCGAATTTTTCACCGGCATCGCGATGGTGTCGGCGCCGGCACGCGATGTGACGGCCAAGGAAACCACAAGGAGAAAACACAATGCATAGGAAATGGTGGAATCTCATCCGCATCCGCACCATCGAGACCGGTGCCGAACCGGGCGGCGGAGAGCCGCCGCAGCCGGAGCCGCCGCAATCCGACCCACAGGCGAATACCGGCGGCGAAGGCGACGAGAAGCTCGGCGAACACGGCATGACCGCGCTCAAGAACGAGCGCCGGGCCAACAAGTCGCTGCGCGAACAGCTCGCCGCCGCGAACGCCAGAATCAAAGAGTTCGAGGATCGCGACAAGACCGACGCGGAAAAGGCCAGCGAGAGGATCGCCAGCCTGGAGAAGTCCAACACCGGCAATGCCGCGAAGGCACTGCGATACGAAGTCGCCGTCGACAAGCAATTGCCGAAGGCCTTGGCGGAACGTCTGCAGGGATCCACTCGCGAGGAGCTGGAAGCCGATGCGGACAGCCTGCTGAAGCTCGTCAACGTGCAGAACAAGCCGAACGTCAAGCCCGACCCGAGCCAGGGCAAGGGCGGCGACCCGAAGCCGCACAGTCTCTCCGAAGCCATTTCCGCATATTACAAGTAACCGATTCCTTAGGAAGGAGACAACCTTATGGCTGTCACTCTCGCAGAGGCGAAGAACAATGCCCTCGAAGACTACGACCCTTTCGTCATCGACGAATTTAGAAAGTCCAGCGTCATCCTTGATTCCCTCATCTTCGATGATGCCGTGAACCCCGCAGGAGGCGGCGCGACGCTCGACTACTCCTACCGTCGGCAGGAGACCCAGCCCACCGCCGAATTCCGCGCCATCAACACGGAATACTCGCCGAGCACCACCACGACCAGGAAGTACAGCACCACACTCGCCGTGCTTGGCGGCGCCTTCGAGATCGACCGCATCCTCGCGAACGTCGGCCCGAAGGGATCCGACGAGGTGACCCGCAACATCAACGACAAGGTGAAGGCCGCGATAACCCTGTTCCAGGATACCGTCATCAACGGCGATACCGGTGTGAACGATAAGGCCTTCGACGGCCTGGACAAGGCGCTCACCGGCTCTAGCACCGAGATGAAGCCCGCCTCCGGCACCTACGACTGGACCGACCTCGAAGGAGAGAAGGGCAACAAGGCCATCGACACGCTCGACGAGTTCCTCGACCTGCTTGACGGCACGCCGACCATCGTGGTCGGCAACAAGAAGGCCCTTGCCCGCGTCCGTGCCATGGTGCGCCGCACCAGCATGTACGTGCGCGAGCCGATCGATGGTCTCGCCAACGCGAACGGCCGTCCGATCAGCCGCGAATCCTATGGCGGCATCCTCTTCGCCGACGCCGGCGAGAAGGCCGGCAGCAACGATCCGATCATCCCCATCGCCTCCGACGGCACCACCAGCCTGTACACGTACCGCGTCGGCCTGGACGGCTTCTGCGGCATCACCACCACAGACGGCACCCTCGTGAAGACCTGGCTGCCTGACTTCACCCAGCCGGGCGCAGTGCATCGCGGCGAGGTCGAACTTGGTCCGGTCGGCGTCGCATTGAAGGCCACCAAGGCCGCTGGCGTGCTCCGTAAGATCAAGGTCAGGTGATCATGATGTGGCGAATCGAAGCTCCGAATAATGAGTACAACGGCGTCACCGCCGGCGTGACCTTCGTCGGTGGCGTCGGTGAGACCGATGCGGATCCGTCCGACTATTTCCAACGTCACGGCTACACGGTGGCCGAGGTGCAGGCCGACGAACCGAGCACGGTCGCCGACGCCGCGAAGCCGAAGAAGAAGACCAGTGAGAAGGATGGTGAATGATGAAGGAGACCGCGAACGGACGTCACGAGGGCATGATCCCGGCAAGCGCGGTGTATGTGCCGCAGCCGGGCGGCGCAGCTAAGCCGCTCGACACGGTGCTGTCCGGCATGCCCGCCAAGCAGGCTGCTGCGGTGGGGGACGCCACCACAGGTCAGGAGGTGGCCACCATCAACGCTTTGCTGGCCAGCCTGCGCACCGCCGGTATCATCGCGAAGTGATTCCATGACCTGGGCGAACATCGACGATGTCGCGGTTGAACTCGGCCGCGACATCGCCTCCGACAGCACCGAAGGCAGGCAGATCGGGAAATGGCTCCGCCGCGCCGAAATGATGATCCGCAACCGCATCCCAGTGCTGGACGAATGGTGCATGGACGAGAGATATCAGGAGACCGTCATCGAGGTGGAATCCGCCGCCGTCGCACGCAAGGCGCTCAACCCTGAGGGCGTGAGCAGCACCATGCTGCAGATCGACGACGGTAACATGCAGACCAGCATCGACAGCTCGCGCAGTCGCGGCGAGATCTCCATCCTCGACGAGGAATGGGACATGCTGCTGAAACGTGTCAGCAGCGATCTCGCTACGGCGGTCATCGCTCCGGAACCCGTGGTCATCCCGCTGCCGCACTACCCCTACGACTACTGAGGAGGTTGACATGCCAAGCATGGCACCTCTCATCGGAGCCCTGCCGAAACTACGCCAGATGGCCGAAAGCCTCATGACCGACCAGTGCGTTGTCACCCGCCCCGGAGACACCACAACGGATTCGGACACGGGACTGCCGAACACCGGCAAGGAGAAGGTGTACGAAGGCAGCTGCAAGGTGCAGACCAGCGGCGGCCTCGCCAGCGAGCAGACCGAAGGCAGCGCGGCCCAAGCCATGGGCGCCGTCTCGTTGGTCTGGTCTTTGTACGTGCATTTTCCATATGGCACTCCAGGCCTTCGCGCCGGTGACGTGGTGGAAGTCACGGAATCCGCTAATCCGCTGCTCGCCGGCAGGCGGTTCAGGCTCGTCTCACCTCAAAGCGAGAAGACGCACGCCACCGCCTGCCGTTGGAATGTGAAGGAGGACTCATGAGTGGAATGTTCGATGCTTCGCAGTTGACGGCCTTCGGTGACGTGCTGCTCGCCAGGGGAGTGGCTCGCCGCGCCTTGATCTCCGCTTCGGTGAAGAAGGGTGCGCAGAACGTCAAGAACTCGATTCGCGATGACCTGAACGGTTCCGGCAATGCCGCATTCAGGCGTATCCCGATCAGCTACACGCTGCAGGAATCCGCTGGGCGTATCACCGCCGAGATAGGCCCCACCAAGGGCGGAGCGGGTTCGCTCGCGAACATCGCGTTCTTCGGCACCGCGAGGGGCGGTGGAACGCATCGGTTCTACGAGCATGGTGAGGAAGAATTGCCGAAGCTTGCGGAATACGTGGCGCGTGCCGCCGTGGAGGTGGTCTGAATGACGTCGATAATGACCTTATCGAATACGATTCTCAGCCATGTGCCAAAACCCGCGGATGGATGGAAGGTCTACAAGCAGACCACGCCGACGCCGACGGAGAAGCCGCCGTGGGTGATTGAGACGGTCACGACTAACGGCCATATCGTCGGCGAAACGCAGCATGTGCATTGCGGCATCGGCACTTTGACGGTGCGCATCGTGAGCACCACAGCCGATTCCGTCAACGTGCTGGCCGATGACCTCATGATTCCAGGACTTGCTGGCAAACGGTTTATCGCGCAGGGTTTCGACACCGGCTGTCTGACGCTGTTCTCCGATTCCGGCGCCTATGCGGCCGGACTCACCGCAGAGGACACGGCGCTGCTTTACCAGTGCCGTCTTCTGACTTTCAAATTCAACTGGTCACGCATGTGACCCAAAATATTTAAGGAGGAGTCATGGTTTTGACTCTGGGAACCGAAGTTCCTTCAACGCCAGCCGATGGTCTGGTCAACACGATCTGGGTGCCGTCCATCAAAGACATCCAGAAGCCGACCGCTGCAGAGATCGGCGCCGGCACCGACCTGAGCAACTACGTCACCCTGGGCGGCTGGTCGTGCTCGCCGTCGCAGGATTCCATTTCCGACCAGCGAGAGAACAGCGCGCAGGATTACGAGAATCCCGGACGTAAGAAGATCAGTGGCCCGAGCATCGAGGTCATCGACAACACCAACACTTCGCATTCCACGCAGAACGCGGCCATGGAGACGTTGACCGAGGGCGCGGAAGGCTACTTCGTGCGCCGCTACGGCAAGCCGACCGACAACACCTTCACAGCCGGAGACGTGGTGAACGTGTACGCGGTCCGTATCGGCATGCGCGCCAAGATTGCGATCGCCGCGAACAGCGTGCTGCGCAGCAAGGTCAATTTCTCCGTCCGGGCCCCCGGCTGGGCGGAGAACGTGAAGGTCGCCTGATTGATTCTTCCAGCACCGGACTTTCACCCCTTTCTCCGGTGCTGGATTTTCTTTTTGAAGAAGGGGAGCATGGTTTTTCAAGGCAAAGGAATGTTTTATGCTTAAGGTTACCCGACGTATCATGGAGGTCGATGTCATTCTCAACCAGCAGGTCGCCGAGGACATTGCGCGCTTGGGTGATGCGCTGGCCGAGGAGACCACGCGCGAACAAATCACGGAGGCTGGGACGAACCGGCAGGCGAAGGCCACCGCGCGGCGCATCGAAGAGCTACGCGAACAGGCGGATGCGGAGACATTGAAGCTCACGTTGCGGGCATTGCCGGTAAGCCAGTGGGCGCAGGCATTGGCCGCGCACCGCAATGACAACGGCACGAACGACATGTTCGGCACCGCCGCCGCGGCATTGCCGCTCATGCTTGATTCCGCGACCATCGGCGGCAAGCCGGTGGCCGACGAGGACAAGACCGAACAGGCGTGGCGCAATCTATTCGACGAACTCACCGATGGCCAGTTCACACCGCTCTGGCAGGCCATCGCCGAACTGAACGGCACCGCAGCGGACCCAAAAGCGGCATTCGACCTCGCCTCGCAGGTTCTCCGCAACTAGTCGAGGATCTTAAGATCTGCCGCCAGCTCGGCATCAGCTACAAGCGTTTCCTTGGTTGGATGCCGAGCAGGGGCGATGAGGTCGAATGGGATGAGACGGAGCGTAATTGGATGCGCTCGTTGGCGGAATACGAACGTTCGTTGTGCCCATTGTGTGGCTTGCCGCGTTCGATCTGCCAAGACCCGAAGGCCGAACTGACCATGCATGCCGAAACCAGCGTCTGCTGGGCCACCGCGCACATGCAGCAGGCCATGAAACAGTGGATTGACAACAATGGCAGGGACAATCCCGCGGCGAACGCGTTGACCGCGCATCTGACCTGCTGACATTTAGGAGGATGCTTTGGCCGAGAACAAGAACATCGTCATCCGACTGATGGCCGACACCGCATCCTACGAGGCATCAATGACCCGCGCTGGATCGACCGCGCGAAGCGTCGCGTCCGGCATGGAGAACACTGGACGCAAGTCCGCGCTCATCGCCAGTGGTATGACCGCCGCCGGACTGGCCGTGGCCGCTTTCGGCGTGGCCGCCGTGAAGATGGCCGCAGACTTCGACCAGCAGATGAGCACCGTGCAGGCCAACACCGGAGCGACCAGCGCCCAAATGGACCAGCTGCGCGCGGCCGCCATCGAAGCCGGTGCGAGCACCGTGTACAGCGCCAGCGATTCCGCCGACGCGATCAACGACCTCGGCAAGGCCGGTATGAGCGTCACGGACATCCTCACCGGCGGATTGACCGGCGCTTTGAATCTGGCCGCATCCGACGGCATGGCTGTCGGCGATGCAGCAGAGTATATGGCGAATGCGCTTTCTATGTTCCACCTGAAAGGCTCACAGGCTTCTCAGGTGGCCGACACGCTCGCGGCCGGCGCCGGCAAGGCCGTCGGCAACGTTTCCGATTTCGGCGAGGCGTTGAATAATTGCGGCGCGCAGGCCAATAGTTTCGGCATGAACATCCAGGAGACCACCGGTGTGCTCGCTTTGTTCGCGCAGAACGGCACCATCGGCGCCGAGGCCGGCACCCAGTTGAACAGCATGCTGATGAAACTGGCCGCGCCATCCACCGAAGCGTCCAACACGATGAAGGAATTAGGCATCAGCGCATATGACGCGCAAGGCCACTTCGTCGGCATGGCTAAGTTCGCTGGACAATTGCAGAAGGCCGAAAAGGATCTGACGGACGAGCAGCGCAACCAGGCGAACGCGACCATCTTCGGCAGCTACGCCATCAAAGCCGCGAACTACCTGTACGAGGCCGGCGAATCCGGCGTCAACAAATGGACCAAGGCCGTATCCGAAAGCGGCTACGCCGCCGAGCAGGCGGCCGCGAAGAACAACAATCTCAAGGGTGATCTGGAGAATCTTGGCGGTTCGATGGAGTCCTTGATGATTTCCGTCGGCGAGGGCGCTCAGGGGCCTTTGCGCAAGATGGTGCAGGGCTTGGATACGCTGGTTGACGCGTTCGCCGGTTTGCCGTCCGGAGTGCAGCAGACGCTCGTGGTCATGGCGTCACTTGCGGGCGTGTTCGGCGCGGTGCACAAGGCCGCGGGCAATCTCAACGGCAGCACCAGCACGATGGCCAACAACATCGGTCTGGCCATCGACCCGATCCAACGTGTCAAGACCGCTTTGGCTTCCGCGCAGACCGCATTCCAGATGTTCAAGGCGTCTTCGATGAGCGCGTCCGAGCAGATGGAGGCGTTCGGCACGTCCGCCGGCAAAGCGCAGTTGAAGACCGCTGGTTTCAAGGCGGTCGGCAGCAGTGTCATGAGCCTGCTCGGTGGTCCGTGGGGCATCGCGCTGACGGTGGCCGGCGTGGCGTTATCGGCTTTTGTTTCTCAACAGCAGAAGGCTAAGGCGGCATCCGAGCAGCTGGAAAGCGCTCTGGAGTCCGGTTCGGATGTCGCGTCCGAAATCGCCGGAGCCTATCAGGATATGAGCAGTGGCGGCGTCAAGTTGACCACATGGCTTGACAAAGCGGGTATCAGCCTGACCGACATGACCAGCGCCGCCATGGGCAACGAAGCGGCCTTGAAACGCGTCAACAAGCAGATCAAGGAAATCGACAAGCCCGGCCCTGGCGCAACTGCGGCATCCGCCATCAAGAAAGCCCTGAAAGAGGAATCAAAGGCCTACGATGATGCTTCCAAGAAGGCCAATGAGAAAAGCAAGGCAGCCAAGAACGCGGTAGATGCTGACGGAAAGTCTGCCGCCGCCGCGAAGGATGCCGCCAGCGCGAACAAGGATCTCGCTGATTCCGCTTCGGACGCGTCTGAGGAAATCGACGACCTCGTGAAGGCATTGTTCGGCTTGGAAGCCGGCAATCTGACTGCAGACCAGGCGGTCGACCAACTGAACCAGAAGATCGGCGAACTGTCCGACACCTGCAAGGACAATGGCGTCGTCTTCGACCAGTCCGGTAATCTGCTTGACCGTTTTTCCGAGAAGGGCACCAAGACCAAGCAGGCTTTGGAGGACATCGCCAGCAGCGCCCAGAACGCTGCGGAGAAGATTCTCAAGCAGGGCGAGAGCACCGGTTTCAGCAGCGGCGAGATCGAACGTGCGAACGGCGTGCTGCAGGACGCGCGTGACGCGATCATCCGGCAGGCCGAAGCATCGGGCATGAGCGAACAGGCCGCCAACGCATTGGCGGACCGTTGGGGACTGAGTTCGGACAGCATCAAGGCTTCCATCGACAATATCAGGATGACCGCCGACAACAACAAGGCGAAGCTTGACGTTGACGATTCCAAGGCCAAGTCGAAGACTGATAATGCGAAAAAAAACGTTGATTCGGTCAATAAGTCTAAGGGCACCGCGAAGCTCGATGCCGACGATAAGGCGTCTGGCAAGGCCAAGAATGCCGAGAAGAACGTCGAATCCGCGAACAAGTCCAAAGGCAAGGCCACTCTTGACGCTACGGACAAGGCTTCCGGCAAGGCCGACAAGGCGAAAAGCAACGTCAGGTCTGTCAACAACGCCAAAGGCACCGCGAAGCTTGATGCGACCGACAAGGCCAGCGGCAAGATCAACGCTGTCAACTCCAAGAAGCTTAACAACAAGAACATGGTCCTTACCGCTTCTGACCATGCGTCCGGCAAGATCAATGCGGTAAACAATAAGCGTCTGAATAACAAGAAGACCACACTGAACGCTTCCGACAAGGCGTCCAGCAAAGTGGATTCCGTTAACCGCAAGACCATCCGAGACAAGAAATTCACGGTCAGTGTCACCGACCATGCTTCCGCGACCTTGCGGAGTATCCAGAATTATCAGATCGCGGACAAGAGCTTCACCGTCACGGAGAAGACGAAGAAGGTGGGCGGCTACACAGGTGGAATGTTCACTGACGGCACGTTCCAGCAGTTCGCCGGAGGTGGCATGTTCTCCGGCTACGTGGATCCGGCGTGGGCGCCCGGCAACGGGTTGAGCGACAGCGTGTATCTGCTCAACGCGCGTCTCGCCGCGGGCGAGTACACGCACAATGCCGCGGCCACGGCCTATTACGGCGTCGATAATATGCGCTTGCTGAACGAACGGAAGATTCCACGTGAAGTGTTTGCCACAGCCAATCAGATGACAGGCAATCAGGTCAGCGTACAGGTTGATACCGCTTCCGTGGTGGCGGCGATAACCAGCCTGCACAACGATCTTGGCGCGATTATCAGCGCCGCGTCCGATGATTCGACGGTCAGCGACCGTGACTTGGGGAGGTTGATCCGCAGATATGCGCGAGCTTAAATACACGGCGCATGATGGCACGGTCATCGACCTCAACGCCGATGATCTGTGGGTGGCTGACCTGCAGGAAATGCGAGGGTACGCATGGACGTACACGCTGGCCACTCGCGGCATCAAATCGGTGAGCCGGAACGCTTCGACGGCGAAAATGACCGTCCGCACCACGGATCCGTCAAGATTGGACATGGTGCAGACGGCTTTCGATTCGGACGTGCAGGCCGTTACGCCAGGCATGTTGACCGTCGATGGCGAATGGTTCCAGCGGGCGTATGTCGTCGGTGCTTCTCTCGGTCTGGTGCCTTGGCCGGAATACGCGCAAGTCGATTACGCGATTGTCCTTTGCGATGGCGTCTGGCGTCGCGCGCTGCCGGTGCAGCATTTCTTCCCGATGACGGCAGGCACCGGCTCGCAGATTGACCTTCCACTGGACTTGCCGACCGATTTGGCTCCGTCGAGAATCGCTTTGACGGTCAATAATCCGACCGGCAAGGCCGCTGAGTTCGCTGCGGTCATTTTCGGCCCTTGCGTCAACCCGTCTTTCCAGATTGGCGGCAACACTTACGCGGTTGATGTGACAGTGCCGGAAGGTGGTCATGTGTCACTGTCGGCCACTGGATTGCGGAAGACGATAACGTTGACAGCTGAAAACGGCGACGTTTCGGATGTTTTCGACAAGGGCGTTCGTGGCAACGGCAGTGGAAGCGGCTCATATGTTTTCGAGCCGATACCGGCAGGAGATTCGCTATTGACGGTTTCCGGCAATTTTGGCATCGATTTGACCATGTTTGACGTTTCTGGAGGTGTGCCATGGCTGACGTTATCCTCGCAGACGGCAAGCTGACGCCACGTGCGAGCGTATCGCAGGTGACGTTGGATTGGGCTTGCGGCACGGACGAAAACGATTTCGAACTGACCATCGACGATCCGGATGCGCCGGAAATCGAACATGGCTGGTATTTCTGGCTTGACGGCAGTGACGTGGGCGGCCGGATCGTCGACCGTCGTGTGGCTGTTTCCGGTGGCGTGTCCACGGCCACGTGGATCGGTCAATCGTGGACCGGCATGTTGGCGGCGAAGATATTGCAGCCGGACGCGAATCAGGATTACCTGACCGTCTCCGGCAAGCTGCCTGACATCCTCAAAAACCTTTTGAAGCGCATCGGTTTGGATTCGGTGTTTACCGTCGATTCCTCCGATGCTTCCACTTTGTCGAATTGGATGTTCGAGAATCCACGCTACGTGGACGCCTACACAGGATTCCGCAATCTGCTCGCATCCTGCGGCAGACGCCTCGACTTCCAAGCCAAGGATAATCACATCCTGCTTGGCATCACGCCTGTTGGCATCATCGACAACACGATCGATTCCGACCTTGTGGATTTCAAGGCCGAAACCAACCGTCGCGCGGTGAATCATCTCATCGGCCTTGGCTCGCAGGAGCTTAAGAACCGTCTGGTGGTTAATTATTTCGCGGATGCGGCCGGCGTGGTGAGTCAGACTCAGACGCTCCTTGGCGCTGATGAGGTCTGCGCCACATACGACTATTCCAACGCGGATCTGGGCACGCTGCAATCCGAGACGAAGAAGCATCTGCAGGAATTGCAGACCGGAGGATCGGTCGAAGTGACGTTGTCCGATGAGGTCGGAGACGGCCTGCGTGTGGATGACAAGATTGTTGCGACGGATCAGGCTTCCGGCGTCAACGTCACCGCCGTGGTGACGAAGCGGATCGTGAAAATCGATTCCGGGATTTTGGCTTCGACGTTCGAAGTCGGACTGCCTGTACAGTCGGCGAACGCGAACTATTCCGGTTCTTCCTCTTCCTCTTCGTCTTCGGGTTCGTCTTCCGGTGGCGTGTCTTTGACGGCTGGCCGTGGCCTGTCGATTTCAGGCGGCACGATCAACGCGGACGTCGCTTCCGAGGATTTGGATTCCGTCAGGCAGGTCGCCGAGTCGGCGAACAGGACGGCTTCCGGTTTCGCGGCGCAGATCGGCAAGGCGAACCAGACCGCCGAGGATGCGAAGAACGTCGCCGATGCGGCCAAGACCGTGGCCGACAGTGCCAAGTCGGGCATGATGACCGATTCCGAACGGTCGAAGCTCGCTTCGGTCGAACAGGGCGCGAACGCCTACACGCTGCCGAAGGCGTCCACGGACGTGCTGGGCGGCGTGAGGGTGGACGGTTCCTCGATCGTAAGCGTGGACGGCGTCATCAGCGCTCATGTCGGCGACGGCGCTTCCGGGAGGGTCGTGTTCCCAATCGGATACGTGATCCAGAACACGACGGGCATCGACCCCTCCGTGGATTTCGGTGGGACTTGGCGACAGTTGCCTTCGCTCGGTTGTTTCACTTTTGAAAGGATAGGCTAGTGAAATCTGACGGTTATTCGAAATACGTGTGCGACAAGTGCGGCAAGACCGCCTATGTCGCCGCTGGCGATACTGAGGCGCGTGAATGGTTCACCGTGCGCCGCTATTCGGCTGGCAAGGCGACCCGCATCGCGGAGGATGTGACGCCCGACATTTACGAATTGTGCTCCAAATGCAATACGTCTTTCATGGCGTTCATGCAGCAGGATGACGAATCGTTTGAAGCATGGTTGAAGGAGGTTGAACAGTGACCATCGAACTGGTTGACGGCAAGGCCGGAGTTGCACACATCTCAAGCGAGGATAAGGCGATCATCCATCAGGCCAAGTTCTCGAAGTCCGACGTGGTGTACGACTGGGGCGACGCATTCAAATGCTCGATGAGTTCGTCCAACAGGGCGACGATCGGCACCGGCTGCGCGTCGATACAAGGCTTGGACTGGCATATCACGTCGGCGGAATCGGTGACGATCTCCAACGGGTCGCAGGGAATGAAACGCAATGACATCATCTGCGCACATTACCATCGAGATTCCAAGACCGGTAATGAGCTGGTGGAGTTGGTCGTGTTGAAGGGTTCGCCGAATGCGACTGCCGCCGCTGACCCGACCATTCCGTCAGGGAAGATATTGTCCGGCGCGGGTGACGCGTACATGCCGTTGTGGCGTATCCCGCTTGACGGTATCACGGTCGGTACGCCGGTGCGCCTCTTCACGCCGAGGGGGGCTTTGTGGGATTCCGTAACCCAGTCGGGTGAATGGGTCGTAGTCGCGCGACCTAGAGGCTATGACGCCTACTGCGCCGCGTCCATGATCTTCAAGCCGAACACGAACACGTCAATAGACATCAAGCTGCCGATCGAAGCGGCAAACTGGAATTCATACTCCGTCGAATTGCAGTTGATGAACAACAATCAGAACAAAGTCCCATCGTTCAACAACATCTCGATGATCACGAACAGTCATTCGGCAAAAGGATTCCAGATTGTCGCATGGAACGCAGGCAGTACACAGTTGAGCTATCGCATTGCTGTTACCGTCCACGTCTTCGACACGAAGCAGTAGTTTTCCGTAACCCTGTACAACGCGAAGGGATTCACGGTCATCCGCACCGGCATGATGATGCTCGTCAAATACTCCGGCAATATCGGTAATGGCAGTTGGGATTCAGTGCAATGCGAATACGTGCTGCCCGTCGAACTGCGCCCTCCGGTCGAAGTCAATGCGATGGTGTGCGTATCGAACGGGCAGACGGCGAGAATGCTCGTCGTCAATCCGAACGGAACCATCAGATGCGCGAACATGGGAGCCGCGGGTAGCAATCAGGGTTGCGTCGGCTCACTCTGCTATCCGATCCCATGAGGATAGTTTTCCGTAACCCAGCAATGCCAACTGCAATGGCAGAATACCGCATCGTTCGTTCCGTCTTCTTATGGCGCTTCGAACACCATCACGGTCAAAGACGGTCTGATTTTCGTGGACCTGTCTTCGTTCCGAAGCACCGTGAAAGTCGGCGATTACCGTGTCTGGCTGTTCCAGGCGGGAGTGAAGCCCTCCCAAACGGTCGGTCTTGGGTGCGTCGCGAACGTGCACGGCATCGCGTATGGCAAACAGGCGAGGTGGAACGCTGACGGGTCGGTGACGCTTATCGGAGGCGTGAACTCATCCGATATCATCCAATGCTTCCCGAAGATCATTCCGGTGCCAGATGGTGTGGAATTCGTCTAGTCCACAATCCAGCAACCATGCGATGTGGAATATGCATAATTGGGATTCCGCAACCACAGACGCTTATCACCTTACGGCGGTAGCCAGAACGGCGGCTTTTTGCCACAACGATGACCTATATCGTTGCCTAAACCGTCGCGACAGGAAACGATACGCTGCCGGCATGCCATGTGTTTGCGGGAATGGTCGCATCATACGATGTGCGGAAGGAAACCGTGTTTCCCGCAACGTACAGAAAACGATTCTCCATATGGTCTTCATAGGAATTGTCTACGAACTCGTTGAAGCCTTCACTGGCGGACTGCACGTCCATGCTTGCCAAAGCCACTCCATTCCACGCCTTATTGCCGAAAAGCCCTTTGTTGACCCATCGGCAGTAGACGGTCGCCAAGCCATTGACGACGTATCCACTGATTGTGAATTCCGGGTCACTGGTCAGTTTCGTGAAACGAATCGGGGTTACGGAATGCTATTTCACCGGCCAGCAGCCGCAGACGCGGAAATAATATCCGCTGTTCATGCTGCCGCTGATCGTGACCTTGCCGTCAGCATCGAAGGACAAGGCTCCATGCTGCCCGTTCACACCTTCCAGCAGTATCGTGCCTTCACCCTCCGGCAGGAAACCGGCGGCCATCGTCTCATTCACGATCAGGCCGTTGGAATTGATGTCGGATGTGAAGGACGTGTTGCCAAAAGCGAACGCCATCATTCCAACCTTGGCGAGATGTACCGTCATGCCGTAGGGCCCATGCCAGATCTGCCGTTCAAGGGTTACGGAAAGCTATGCGACCCCGATAATGAGCCGCTCCCATGCCCGTTGCAGACTTTTCAGCACCGACAGATCCGGGCGCAGATAGTAGCGGGCCGTGGTCTTGATGTCGCTGTGTCCGAGCTGGCGCGCGACCACTGAGATGTCGGCGCCATGTTCATCGTCGAGTCCGCAAAAGGTGATCTCTTTGCACTCAGCACGGAAAGCGCGGATTTCCCTGTAGTCGGCACCGTGCGCGACCGGTATCGCGTCTATCGGATCAGCGGAACAAAATGCATCATCCAGTATTTCAGCACGACCCCGTGGAATCCGGTCGGGGTCGCTGTCTGTGATCCGGCTGCATACGACGTTATGGTCAATGCCGGATTGCCGCTCGTGTTCGCCGCCACCGACCACCCGTATTAAACAAACCAAAGCCCCGCCACGTGCGGGGCTTTCTCGTAAGGAGATGTAATGTGCTGCAAAATTTTCTAGCCGGGTTCGGTGGTGTGGGCGGCGCGTGCGCCCTCATCACGCTCGGACTTAAAGTCTGGCCGGGCGCTTTGGAAGCGTTGGCGACATGCCTGTACTCGCACGTGCAGCCGGAACGGTTGCCATACGATTCGCCGCTCAGCCAGCATTTCGCCAAGACACGGCAGCTTGGCGAACGTACCGAGAAATTCGATGATCGTATGGACGAGCTATGCCGTGACACGATAAAAAACACGATCATCAGCCTGATTTACGGCGACCAGTCGCACGACCATTCTGAGGCTGTTAGATACGAACTCGACAAACTCGAAAAACTCGACGCGCGATGCTGGATAGTCAACGCAGCCGAAAAATATTTGGAGGACCGGCAATGACACGTCTAGCCATCGCAGGTGGCGCATACCTGCTGCTGCTCGCGCTCGTCATCGTGTTCAATCATGGCGCGCACAGTTGATTTTCACACTTCAAGGCCATCCCATTTCGGGATGGCCTTTCCATTTGCCCTTGACTCGGGGGCGGGAAGGAGAGGATTTTGGGCATGCTCGCGTTGACGTCAGTGGCCGCAGTGTTCGTCGTGCTACTGCTTGCGGTGGCGTGGCTGTTGTGGCATGGCCATGACGTGCCGATATGGCTCACCTGTGTCGTGACGCTGCTGCTGGCCGCGTTCACGCTCGTCTGCGTCGTTCTGCTCATGCTGCCGCTCCTGCGATTGCTGGAGATGGCCATCATGATATGGACGCTCGTCTTCGCGTAAAAACCATCAAAAAAGGAGGAAACACAATGAAATCATGGGAGAATCTGGAGGCTGACGAGGATCTCATTCTCGCCACGCACATGACCAAGGGGCGCCAGGGATGCAAGGTCGACAAGATCGTTTTGCACCATAATGGCGGCAACCTGACCGGCAGGGACTGTTACGACGTGTGGCAGACCCGTGAGGCTTCCGCCCACTATCAGGTGGCGGCGGACGGCAGGATCACGCAGCTCGTCTGGGATACCGATACCGCTTGGCATTCGGGCGATTGGAATGCGAATCTCACGTCCATCGGCGTGGAGCATGCGGACATTTCGACAGACCCGTGGATGATCTCCGAAGCTACGTTGGACAACGGCGCGCACCTCGTGGCCGCGCTCTGCAAGCATTACGGGCTCGGACGTCCGCAGTGGGGCGTCAACGTGTTCCCGCACAGCCATTTCTCCGCTACCGCCTGTCCGGCATCCATCGCAGGAGACCAGCGCGACGCCTACATGGCCAAGGCGCAGGCGTATTACGATGCCATGACCGGCACGACAGTGCCGACGCCAACCGTCCAGCCGACGCAGGCCGCCACGGAATCGTCCGCCGCAAACGTGCTGCCGGGCACGTACCGTGTGGCCGTGGACGGGCTCAACGTGCGCGACCGTCCGAGCGTTTCCGGCAATGTGGTCGCCACCTATGCCAACGGACAGACCGTCAATCTGGATCATTGGGGCACGGTCGCGGACGGCTACATCTGGGGCCGCTACGTGGCTTATAGCGGGGCCGTGCGCTACGTCGCGCTGGCTCCCGCGGACAAGAGCTCCTGGTATCTCGTCAAAGCCTGAAAGGAAGGTGGCATTAATGGCAGAACATGCGCGTTCCACGGTCGAGACGGTCGTGGACGATCTTTCCGACGACTACAAGAATTCCGGTGGCTACAAGCCGGTGTTCAACGATACGGTCAGAACCGTCATCTACGTGGCCTCTCTGGCCGCGTCCATCGTCGGGTTGGGTTTCATGATGTTCGGTGATGCGCAGGTGGGCGGTTTCATTTCCACCGCCGCCGGTGTCGTCGCGTCCGGTTTCGGTGTCGCCTACAATCCGCTGCGCAACGCCTGACAGTGGAAACTCAACCTCGCGCCGGAAACTCAACCTCGGGTGTGGAAAAATTTGCGGCACTGTAGTGTCCGTGGAATTTTTTACACCCGTTTTCTAACTTTTGCCCCTCTCTCAGCATTGCTGGGGGAGGGGCGTTTTTTGCGTTTCAGCGCGTATTCGCAAGTCGCTGGAAACCGGCTTCGATGCCCTGTGCTTCGCGGCCTTGTGGCCGTCAAGCGTCCTTCACGCAGGTGAACGAGAGGATATCGCCATCGGTCTCACATTCGGACGTGAGACGATAGCCGTTCTCTTCAAGGACCTTCTTAATGTCGGGCGTGAAATCATTCTTCTCCCAATCATCAGGATCAAGATTCAGATAATCCACCTCGTTCTCATCATCGTCGAAATCGATAGGCCCATCGAAAATGCGAATATGGAAACACACGTCATCACCATTGGACAACGGATATTTCAGAATCTCATTATTCGGCTCCATCAAATCAACGTATGCGTTAAAATCAGTCATTTCAACCTCCATGATAAAAAAATTGTCAAGAATAGTATGAGGATTCACCGTTTTCTAGGCGGGGATTAGTCTTCGCGGTTCCAAATGCAGTCGCCGTATTCGCGGACCTCGCAAAGGGTTGGCGCTCCGATCGTGCCTATGGGACTGCATGCCATGCGGTTGATGTCGGCCAGCAGTGTGTTCCGGTCGGTCTTCTCCCAATCCTCGTATGCGCCGGAATACCATTCGCCTGGGCGGATGGCGATTCCGCCTTCCTCTTTTATCGAGATTGCCATTGGCACGCCATTGACGTCGATCTCGGTGGTGTAGGGGTTGATGGTGATCTTCGCGTCGCAGATCGACGCGATGAACAGTTCCATCTCGGTTTCCGGTGCGCGGCGTTGGAATGCGAACCATGCGTCGGCGTCGGCGAAGAGTCGTTCGATGGCTTCTTCGGCTGGGAGCGAGACCGTCTTGTTGGTGGCGCGCGTGGTGAATGTGATCGTTGCCATTTTCGTGTTCCTTGCTTGTTCTTTGCTGACACTTTTATATTACCGCAAGTGCGGTAATAATCAAGTCGGACACGCCGTGGAAATCAATCCAAACCATCCCACAGCTCGTCAAGGGAGACGCCAAGCGCCTCGGACACCCTTTTCGCCGTATCCAAACGCATCGTATGCGGATCCCGCGCACGCTTCGGCCGAGGTGTGGAGTCCCAGGCCTCCAAAGCCCAGAAATACGAAACCGAATTGATTCCGACCCTCGCGCGTAGATCCTGCTGCGACAATCCGGCACGTTCGCGCATCGCACGCAAAGTCATCCGTATACCTCCATGTTGTTTCCGTCCATGCGGACGCTAAAACAAAACGCCCCGACCGAAGCCGAGGCGTTTCGCGACATCAAAACATGCCTAATGTGTAATTTCAATCCACACATATTGCACATAATTTCAATCCACGTTCCGGCATCTCATGCCGGGACGACACACCTCATGATACTCGGGTTGGCGCGTCGTGTCAATCCAGCTCGTTCGACATTCCGGCCTTCTTCTCGGCGACAAGTCGGTCGAACATGACGTGGGCCAGTACGTCGAAGGCTTCGCCGCGGTTTTCAATCCACCATGCCGCGCTGGTGTATTCGGCGATGATGGAGAGCATGCGTGGCTGGAACCGCTCGCGCAGGTCATGGCTCGTGCGGTTGATGACTCCGTCGCGCAGGTCGTTCGCCCACTTGACCTGCTTCGGCGTGCCGTCGAGGTCGGGCATGATCTCTTCGACGTGCTGCTGTTCGCGCCATCCGGCGTTCTTGGCGTTCTCCGCCGCCAGACGCTCGTCGCGTTCCTTGCGGCGGCATTCCGGGCATTTTTGCGTTGTGAGCCATTCGAGGTAGCTTTCGCGCTTGCTGGTCTTGCCGAAGAGTTCGATGCGTTCGTCGTGTCCGCAGGTGTGGGTGATGTCGTAGTGTGCCATTTTGCGTTCCTTTCCTTTGCTGACACTTTTATATTACCGCAAGTGCGGTAATAATCAAGTTTGGCGTGTCGCACACTAGACTGGAATCGTCCTTTGCTGACACGATGGACAAGGCGGAGCCAAGGCAATGCGGCTCCGCCTCTCTTATAATTGGCCATGTCAGCAAAGGAGACCAGCATGGCCTACACGATCCGCCAATATGCCACCAAAGCCGGTAAAAGATACGAAGTCAGATACCGTAAGCCGGACGGAGCGCCGACCGGCAAAAGAGGATTCCGCCGCAAGATGGACGCGGATGCGTGGGGCGCGGCCAACGTCACCACCGCGAAAAGCGTCGGAGCCTACATCGACCCACAGGCCGGACGACGACTCGTGGAGGACTTCTGGACGCCGTGGCTGGCCGCGAAAAAGACCAAGGCCAAGCCAAGCTACGTCAAGTCATTGGAGGATGCTTGGCGCGTGCATGTCATGCCGCAATGGGGTGTGCGTGAAGTCCAGTCCATCACAAGGGGCGAGGTGCAGCGGTGGGTCACCGATCTGGCCGGCAGGCGCAGCGCGTCGGTGACCATCCGCGCCGAAAACCTCCTGCGCAACCTCTTGGAGAGGGCGAAGGAGGACAAGTGCATCCACGACAACCCATGCGACAACATCGAACTGCCGCGCAAACAACGCAGACGACACGTGTATCTGGCAGCCGACGAACTCTCGCGTGTGGCGTTGCATTGTGGCTGGCGTGAGCCTATCGTGCTCACTCTCGGACTGTGCGGCATGCGTTGGGGCGAACTCGTCGCCCTGCGTGTGGAGGACGTTGATCTGCAACGATGCAGGCTCCATATCTGGCGTAGCATCACCAGACTGTCCAGCGAGATGGTGGAGACGGATCCGAAAACCCATGAGGGGCGCGTCGTCATGTTCCCGCAGATTCTCAGACCATTGCTTGCCAGGCAATGCGACGGACGTGGCCCGTCGGATTTTCTTTTCACGGCTCCGGGCAAGCCGTTGGACGAGCCCATGACGAACGGTTGGAATCCGACCAGGAGCGATGGCTGGTTCGCTGTCGCGTTGCGCAGGGCCGGCATCGAGCGCGGGCATATGACGATCCATGACCTGCGGCATACCGCCGCGAGCCTCATGGTGCAGTCCGGCGCGAACGTCAAGACCGTGCAGCGGCAGCTCGGCCACAAGTCGGCCGCGATGACGTTGGATGTGTACGCCGACCTGTTCGACGAGGATCTGGACGACCTGTCGGAGCGCATGGGCGGTCTGCTGTTTTCGCAGGATGTGGGCAAAATGTGGGCGCAGACCGTCGAGAATGTTTCGGAAACGTTGGAATCGGTGGGGGTTGACCGTTGAACGATTGCGGGTTCGATTCCCGCTGGCGGCACCGAATGACGTTGTAAATGTGTTGCTGGATAGCACGTACGAAACAATCCGTTATTACACTGGCGGCATTG